ATATAAGGTATGAGCGGTGGACGCTGGGTAGAGTTCCAATATACACATAAAAAAGGAGCGCATATTGCGCCCCTGATTATTAAACAAAACAAACTACTTCTATTTGCATACTGTGTCACAAATATCAATGTCTTTAATGACTTCTTTTATTACTATTATGTCATTCGTTTCTACACATTCGCATACTATCGTGTCTTTATTGTCTATGCATGATGTGAGAAACAGAAGAAAAAAAATATACCTATTCATACTATTTTTATTTTATCCACTTAATCAATCCGTTATTATTCAGCCACTTAATGAAATCTTTGTCCTTTAGATGATTTATTTCTTTGGCTGGATTTGTTCTACTTTCTTTAATTATCCGCAAATTATTTTCAAATATATTCCTGTTCATATTAATTATTTAAGTTCGTCAAAAAGTATTCTTTGCTTTCTATCTTTGCTCGTGTGTCAGCTATACCTTCACCTAGAAAGTCGTTTCTATATTTGCCAGTAGTGGCGGAATAATCCCAGTAGTAAGAGTCTAACTGAATGCGCCTGTCATCGTTTGGCTTGAATGCGATGATACTTTTATAGCTCTGAAAATATGTGCCTTCCTTTGTAAATATTAAAAATTGATTTGCAACAGGACGACCTGTGCGTCCTAACATTTGTACTATCTTTGTTTGTTTCATGTTTGTGTGTTTTATTTTATTTCTATTATTTCGTAGGGTTGAACGGCAAAATCATTCCAACCATTATAGCAAACAGTTGGGCAACCATGACGCGAACCGTTTATTTTTCGAGTGGCTTTTTTATAGCTACTTCTTGTTAGTGCCTTAAAAACTATTGTTTGTCCTATTTTAAAATCCATTTTGTTTTGTTTTTTTTTATAGTTCATCAAATTTAAATTTCAAATTACCAGCGAATTTTGAGCATCCACCTTCCCGACCATCGTATTTTACAGAACCGAAAAAATATTGGTTTCTTATTTCGTTTATTTGGTATTTTTCGCTTTCGTTTTCAGGTATCAATTTATACCCTATTGTTTTATTGTTATCGTCTTTTTTTAATTCTATTCTCATCTTTGTTTTGTTTTATTGTGTTAATATAATGCGAAGGGCTAAATATAACGGTACGATGTACAAAAGTAGATGCACCGCTTTTTTTGTTAGTTTGTCAATTGTCTTCATATTGCTAGAAATTAAAAGATACTTTGTCAATGTTTAGTAAAATATACCCAACGCCAAGAACGGTTGCAATACTGTAAATTGTTGCAATGATTAGCGCAAAGGTTTCAATTGTTTTTTGTGTTCTATTATTTGTGTTTTGTTTTTTCATGTTTGTGAATTTATGTTATTATTTGTTTTTGTTGGTACAAATATGCAACGTTTTTTTATTTCCAATGTTAAGCCAATGTTAAGAAATTGTTACCAAATTGTTACCAAATGAAACAAAGATTTAACATTGAGTTAACATGCAATTTTGTATATTTGCAAAATGGACTGTTCACGCCTTAACGTCAGATTTCCCCTACACCATGTAGGGCAACCCCTACACACCCGAAATCCAAGCATACACCCCCCTATTGAATTCATACCCCTATTAAATTCATAGGGTATTAAATTCATAAAAGGGGGTATTAAATTTATGCCTATTGAATTGTTGGAAGTCCAAACTCATCTGTTCCAATTTCCAAATCGAAATCAAATCCACAATTTTCGCACAGAAAATTATCTTTGTGGTTATCGTGCCAACAGACTTGACATGCTTTTTTGTATTCCTTACATTTCATTTATCTTATGTTTTAATTGCATAATCAAATCATTATCGTGTTTTTTCTTTTGCTTCATGGTTACCTCAATAATACTTGGAAGCCAATCAAGCAATGCTTGTGGGCGTATTGTTACCGTATTGTAGTCATTAGATAAGCACACGCCATCTTCATTAGACCATAATGTTATTATCTCGTCAATATATATTTCTTCGTTATTCATCATTTGTTGTTTTATCTGTTAATTCTATTATGTCATATTCTAACTCGTAAATATCCTCGTTTACTTCCATTACTTCAATTAAGTAATTGCAAACCATACCTAATAATATAGCCTTATCATCATCATCACTTTCGGAACGTTCGATTAAGTCATCAATGCCGTTATAAAATGAGTGAAATCCAGAACTACTTTGCAACTGTGGATTTGCCCATTCCTTAAATTCATCGTTTATATACGTCATCAAGTGCTGAACAACATCAGGCAATACTTTTGCTATAATGTTATCGGTGCGATAATTGTAATATCGTGGACTGTCTAATCCAATAAAAAACAATTCTATTCCTGTCATGTCTGTAAATCTATGCACCCAAGCTACACTATATTGTATAAATGTTTTATGCCAATCCATATCCTCAATATCAATGTCGAACGAGTCGCATCTATCTACTATGTAATCATCATGGTAGCCATAAAAACCACCGAACTCAATTTGTATTTCCATTTGTATTTATTTTTATGTTCAATGCAAACATACGAAGCCCAATGTTACCTAATGTTAAGCCAATGTTAAGTATTTGTAAAATATTTACTATCTTTGTATCATGATATTTAAAGGCAAATATATGTATAAATGGAACAAAGAAGGGGATATCGAAATCGTACCCCAAGAACAACAGGGTGTTGAATTGCCACAGGGGGGTATTGAATTGCCAGAGAAACAAACCCCTATTAAATTCACAAGGAAGGAGACACCAATCTTTACAGGGGTATTGAATTACTTTCCCGATGCAATAAGAGAAATCGCAAAGTGTTCTTACGTTGGACAACAACAACACAATCCAGATAAACCTCTGGCGTGGGATAGAAGCAAGTCAGGAGACGAATTAGATGCGCTCTCTCGGCACTTACTTGAAGCAGGTACAATTGATACCGATGGCATTAGACACTCCGCTAAAGTAGCCTGGAGAGCGTTAGCTAACTTACAAAAAGAGATAGAGAATGATAGAGATTGACGTTGATGATTGCTTAAAGTATAACGCTAAACATAGACTTGGTTTAGTCGTTAAGGAATCTAATAATTTAAGTAAATATGGGTCTGAAAGAAAAAGGATATTCGAGGGTTATTTAGGCGAAGAGATAGCAAAGGATTTGTTAGGTTTAAATAATGTAGATGATGAATTTGATTATGATTTAATATCTAAAAGTGGCAACAGAATAGAGGTTAAAACTGTTAGTTGCGCATTCAAACCAATGGAAAATTACTTATGCACAGTAAATTCTCATTCAGAAGATTATGTACATAAGCAAAACGCAGACTATTATTTATTTTTACGAATACTAAACGACTATTCCAAATGCTGGGTTTTAGGGTGGATTAGTTGTAAGGACTTTTTCAGTAAGGGTAGATTTATTAAAAAGGGTACTGACTTTGGTAAGTTTAAGTTTGTGAAGTCAAATGCGACTGTTATTGAAATAAGCGAATTAAACAAGTTTAACGAAGTATATAAAAGTGCGAAATAGAGCGTTTAAATTTATAGTGGTACTTGGGGTCATCTTTTGCGAGAAGTGCGCTGAAACCCCAAACAGTAAGGCTCAAATGGCGTGTTTTAACGCAGTATATACATACCCTTCGGCACAGTTCTTTCAAGGGCGTATTGAATTGCATAGCGACTTCCGTCGATGCCATGATTCCAAGAATCTCTTGGTATGCTACCCTTTAACTTCCAAGCATAATTGTTAAACTCTCGTATTAAATTCACAGAGTCCTTATCGATTATTATATTGTAGTCCTGCATAAGAGCGATGCCTGATAAGATGCTACCTTTCTTTTTTATAGTAGGTGTAATGTTTTTAAGTCCTTTTGTCTTTAACTCTGATATAAGTCGAGGCTCACTATTATCGCATACAATCAGATTGTTTCCTGCATACCTTCGGCACATCTCAAATATATTAGAAGTAGATAGACCTGCTTTGTAGAAGTGTTCTTTTATCCAGATAGTCTTTCGTAGCTTATCTACCGCAATTTCAGTTAGGGTTGAGGGGTCTACCGAGAATCCGAAATCAAGTCCAAATATCGTATCATACTCGTTATTGAAATCGCCAATCTCCCAATGAGTAAACACAACTCCCTCTGCTTTCTCAAGCCACCCTCCTAATATCTGATGCTTGTATTTCTCTGGTCTACGCTGGCGCATCACCTCCACTTGCTCTACAAAAGATGGAGATAAGTGTTGCTTGTTATCAAGGTAGGTTGTGTGTATGTAGCTGACGTTCTCTTTAACGCCATTGTAACCGTCTGTAATGCCTCTATTCTCAAAAAACCTCTCGTATATCCAATGCTGTTTAGTTGTGGGGTTTAGAATGAGTATACAACGATTCTGCTTTCCAGTAGCACGAACAGAGTAGTCTATCTTTTCAAACGATTCCTCGTCTGTAAGTTCCTCTGCTTCATCCAAGACAAATGTCGTAACGCCTTGAATAGACTTGAGCTTGGCGGTCTGGTCTCCACTCGCAGTCTTAATACCACTAAACAGAATACTGCTTCCTGTTAGGTTATTTATAATCTCATTCTTTGTAACGGTAAAGTTTTCTGCTATACCCATCAGCTCAAGTTTCTCCAAGAACTCTGGTATAATAGACATAGATGCCGAAGTCATTGTATATCGAGTAAACAGTATGCGATGCCCTGTCTCGTATGTTAGAAGCACCAAGAATGTATTTACGCCAAAAGACTTACCACTTCCCCTACCACCTGTAATTACAAAGTACCTACTTGGGTCTCTGAACAGAGGATTGTACTTGGGGTTAAGATTTACTTTCCTCATCCTTTATCTCTGTTGCTTCAATATCAATAGTCTCTTCTGGTTGCAGGAAAGATATCACAGGAATGTTCACCTCTTGCTTTACGTTAATGTCCTTCTGCTCTTTCGGCTTACCATACTTGTATTCCCACAGTAAGCGTAAGTGCGCAAATGAATCCTTACTCATCTCGGCAAGTGCCTCCCAAGCTTTCTTCTCGCTTCCAAAGGCTCTCTTCATTGAACCTAGCGCAAAGTTCTTTATGTCCGCCTCTTTGGCTTTAGGCTTTCGCCCCTGCCCTCTGGACACTCCTTTTATTGCACCGTTGTTTCTACGCCCATCTGAATACGGAACGTGTGGTTTCTTCTCTTTCGGCTCTGGCTTTGGCTTAATCGGTATTCCTAATTCAGCTTTCTTCTCGTCTGATATTAGACTTCTCTTCTTTGGTCTTGGCATATTTAAATAATAAAGTTCATACCAAAGTGTTTAAATATCTGATTTACTGTGAGTAATATCGAGTCATCAATGTATCAATCTGTTGATTGTAGTACATAATCATATCATCGTTATCCTCTTTCTGTTGTGCCAAGTATAATTGGTCTTTAAAGTAGGCGTATGCCTTTACAAATGTATTCTTCTTTAGCTTCATGTCTTATTAGTATATTGAACCGCTTATTCCTTCAGAGGCATAATAAACCTTTGTCTGTTGGTTTCTCGGTTGTATGTTATTAGATATAGCTTGCTTCAAATCATTATTCAGCTTCTCAATATCCTTCTTTAAATCAGAAACCTCTAGTTTAAGTCTCATGTTCTCTTCCTCAAAATCAATCTCTGGCTCTCCTGCAAGACCGCAAAATTCATTTCGTATTGAATCAAACTTTTTTCTAAACAACTTGTCTTGGGCGTAGTCTATCTCAAATTCATTTATCTGATGCAATACAGTAGCGTGGTTTTGTTTTAAGGGTAATGTATGTCCTATTGAGTAAAGAGACATCTTTTTGTAAAACTCTCTCATTAACTTGTAATACATTCTTCTAGCAAAAATAACCTCTCTCTTTCTGGTCTTAACACCCATATTAACACCAGTCTTTTCCTCTACTAATCTTTTAAGATATTCTATCTCCAATTCCATCTAATTCTTGTTTATATTCGTTATACGCTTCCATAGCACCTTGTATGCACTCATACTGCTCTGTATCTTTAAAGTACTGTATTAAGAACTTAACTTCGTTAAGAAGCAACGCTCCGTCTCTCAACGAGAGTAGTACATCCTCTCGGCACTCTTCTTTAGCTTGTTGATACGTCATCTTTATCATCTTTTGGCAACTTCTCTATTACAGCTTGAAGCATAGCGTACATCCTTGTAACCGCCTTCTCAAGCATCTCTATTCTATGTTGCTGGGTTAGTTTCTTTTTTCTCAAAGTATTCCTTTTATAATATATTCGTCTATATTTTTACCGCCTTCAGAAAACCATTCTCTGTAAGTATTTATTGCGCTAACAACTAATTCTTCGCCTTGAAAGTAGAACTCTTCGCTAACATCGTATACTGCAATATCTTTAGTGTCCTTACATATACACAAGAACTTAAAGTCTTGGTATTCGACACCGAATAAATTACAGTAAATAAAAACCTGACTGGCGTAACCATACTTTCTAGCATTGTAAGGGAAGCTACCCTCCGCAAGACCTGTTGTTGTCTTTAGGTCTACGATTCCATTCGCACCAATAGCATCTGCTTTAGCTCTAAAAGGAATACCGTTAATATTTCCGATAGCTGGCTTCTCGTAGTCAAGACCCTTTATTAGCATTTCAGCATCGTAATTACTATATATGGCATCAGACATTCTCATAGTGTCTTCATACTCTTTCCTCAAGAACGTCATTGGATTGTCGGCAAATGCTTCCTTATATATCTTGGTGTTTCTTGTACTAGCATCTACCCAATTAAGGTGTCCAAACTTCTCGGGTTCAAACACAGCTAGGTGTAACAGCCATCCAGCAGTCATAGCACTTGTTCGCTTATTAGCAAACCTTAAAGACTTTGCGTATGCTTTAGGCGATTTGTTAAGTAACTTCACGCTACTGCTACTCAATGCGTTCTTTCCCAAGTATTCATAGTAGAACTCATCGCTATCTTCCATTTGCTTTAAGATAGAGTCTTTATCCCAAAACTTTCCGTCTAGTGTAACTATCTGATTACTCATCTATTCTTCTTTTAGCTAGTTCGGGTGCTATAAATTGCATGGGATGAAATTGCTCAAACACTTTGTTTAGTGTGTACTTAATCTCTTCTCTATTCTTTTTAGCCTCCTCTGAATACTTCCACTCGGCAAGTTCCATTTCTTCTTGGTAGCTTCTTTCCATTCTATCTATCTGCTCATCAGAAAGAGAACCTCGTTCTCTCATCTTCTGAAATAACTCATTTGTTTTACTCATTTCAATTGTTTTATTAGTAACTTAATTAACTTCTCTATCTTATTTAAAGTCCATCTCAAGGGAGAATCAAGAACATAGTGTAGTATCATTAGCGCACTCTCAAGCATCCAGAATATGAACACTAGAATGATTACAAATACTAACTTCAGTAAGTTTAGGGGGGATAATATAAATCTTAATAACTTGTCCATTTACTTATTATTTTAAGCAAATATACAAACTATTTAGTAATTAACAAAATATAAACAAAAAAAGAGGGTCAATTAAAACCCCCTTTTAACAATAAAAATGTAAACCGAAAAAACTTATTGTGTCCGTAAAAGACATAGCAAATATAATACTATTTTTTATATATGCAACTATTTTTTTGGGTTAAAGTTCTCTTTCCATATAGTGTAGCATACCGCCATTCTCTGGTCGGTATCTTTGTATTCAGAAGCCATTTTAGCATTACCTATGCAACGCACTACAAAATCTTTCTGCTTCTCGTATTTCTTTGGTTTAATTAGTGGCATGTTAAAATTTACATTTTTGGCAATTCCAATAATCGCCCAGCTTATTTAAGTAAGAAACGAAGTCAATATTGTTTGTTTTAGTCCAAGAGCCATTGTAGTAAACACCAGTAACCTTGCACCTATCAATAGGAACATCTACATCATCTCTATCAAAATCGTGTTCTACTTTTATAACACATGATTTATTAGTGCGCCAAGAATCACAGATACGCTCAAGAAGTATTCTTTGTCCAGTAGGTATTTTAGTTCCTTTATATTTAGACTCAATGAGTATCAAAACCTCATTATCAAATTCAAGAACAGCATCTATATCTGATGGGTGTATCTTTCCATTTTGCACTCGAGTAAAATCTAAACCTTGTTTAGTCTTGTTGCTATTTCTTATTAAACTCATTGTGTATCTTTAGTAGTTTCTGCTTTACAGGTTTGAAACAACTGCTGCAATTTGTGGGCTGCAATTTATCATTAAAGATACGATTATAAACGGAATAAATCTCT